GTGTACCGCTGGCACAGCGGCGAAGTACCTTTTTGCTGCTGCAGCACAGTGGCCTAGTCAATCGTCCCTTGTATCCATGTTGTGTCGCCGTAATCTGGCGAATGACGAGCCACGGCGTGACACATTGAGACAAACTGACGCTCGTTCATGTTTGTTTTGGCTCTGTTCACCATCGGTAGCACAACCTGCAAGTTCTCAACGTCGTCTGTGCCGCCAAGGCTTCGTGGATCTTTGTGGTCAAGCGACGACAGTTTCGGAGTGATCTCGATACCAGTCAAAGCACACTTGAAACCCTGACGCTCGACGATTTGCATGAGGTCTTTGATTGTGACCTTGCCAACGTGCTTCAAACGCATTGTCTTGCAACCGCTCATTACGAATGTCCTTTCGTTTGTTCAAGTTGGAATACACGGTTTGAGCCCACAACCTCCAAGGCTGCTCGACCCGCTTGCGCTTCTCGTAGTAGCGATATGCGTATTGAGATAGCAGAAGTCGGCACGTCGCCTCCCATTCAAGTCCGCTCTCCCTGACCACCCCGGTGAGGGCATTAGATTTACGCAGGTGACGCTTTCTGTTTCGCCTCCACCTCAACGAACGCAACCACACGGTGCACTTTTTAGACCACTTGTTTTCGCCCTTGCGCTTTACACGAGATGTGAAATTCCACGCTAATAACTGGAGTCGCTTTTGCCATTGCAAAGCCAATTCAAGCCTTTTTTCTTCGGCTTGGGGCATCGCGCAAGCTACGCCTTTATCAACCATGGCAACCGTTTGACCAGATGCGTCCAGGATCTTGACACGGTCTGCCAAATCAACAACGGTAAAGGTGACACGTTCGACCCGGATCATCGTTGCCTTGCCACAATCGTTGCGAGTTCTGCCAATCTCACCGTCTCGACAATCACCACGCTGTGCCTGTTGTTTGCGCGATGCCACACGATCGGCACCTTGCCATCTGGTGCGTCGGCCTTTGCCTGTTCAATGGCTTCCCACAGCGACAACCGCTCTGTGCGTTTGCACTCGACGTGTATAGGCACGCCATCGAGCACGACGTCAGGCGAATCCGGCCCGCCTTGGTACTGCACACCACGACGTGCGGTCACACCTAGCACAGCAGCCAACTCGGCCGCACACTCGCGCTCACCGCGCTTGCCCTTCTGGCGGCTCATGCGTCCCATGGTTGGCCTCCATGACGGACGTCATCCACGCACGCACAGGGTGCAGCAGCACGTGCCCGCTCTCCTCGCCGTAACGTGAACGCAGTGGCCCACGTGGCCCGACCTGATGCGAGTTGATGGCGGCCAGTTTGGCGTGTGACCCAGACCCAACGAACAGCGGCCCGCCACTGTCGCCCGGGGCGATCATGTACTCGAGCGGCGACGACTTGGCCCGTGCCGAGCAGGTGACGATCGGCCCGTCGATCGAGTCGATCGTCTGCGTGCCGGCTCGGAGCCGGCCGTCTGCGATCTCGTAGCCTCGCCACATGGTGCCCGTCACGCCGTAGCCGGCGACGATGCAGGCCTCGCCGGCCGTGACCGTCTCGGCAATCTCCGGGTACCAGGGCAGGGCACAGTCCTCGGTCGTCCGCAGGATCGCCAGGTCTTCGCTGGCCATGGCCAGCCGCTCCCAGCCCGGGTGCACGACGACCAGGTCGACGTCCCGTGACGTGTCCGCGAACGCCAGCCGCACGTCGTCGCAGCCGGCCACGACGTGTGCCGCCGTCAGCGCCCAGCGGCCGGCGATGACCACCGCCGTGGCCGTGTGCCGATGCCCCTCGGGGCTGCGGCAGCTGACCGCGGCCGTGTACGGCCGCATCTGCCGACCCAGCTCGAGGTACCGGGCATCCGGCACGCCGTCGTCCCTGGTCCCAGCGACGGCTGGGTGCGTCAGGGCTAGCGCGAGGATCACGACCAGGGCTCGCATGCCCTGACCGTACCGGCGGCCGGCGGTCGTCGAGCGGGGCTGTGGTCACGAGGCCTCCCGGCGTTTGGCGGCCAGCGCGGCCTCGGTGCGACGCACGGCGGCTGAGAACTCCGGGTCGAGCTGCCGCTTGGGCTGCTCACCGGCCGCTCCACGCTCGGGCCTGGCGTCGTCGTACTGGCCGCCCAGCACCCGGCGGACAAAGCCACTGCCGCAGAGCTGCACAAGTGTGGGTGGGGTTTTAAAAAATCGACACTTGGGCAGGTGGGCGATGGCCTGGACGGCCTCGTCCAGCCACCCTGGCTCCACCAGCCGCTCCTCAAGGCCGTCCGGGGGCTGCGGGTGCTTCCACGGACGTCCCGGGCCGGCGTTCCAGGCCGTCCGCAGCCGCTGCCAGCCGTCCTCGGTCTGCGCAGCCTCGCGCGGAGGAGGAGGAACTTCTTCTCTCCTCTCCTCTCCTCTGCGATGCGCGAGCGCCGGAACGTCCGATGCGCGCGCATCGGAAGGTCCGATGGGGCGTTTTCGGGCCGGATTGCGGTCCTCGTACGACCGTGCCCGGTCGGCTTGCTGGGCTCTCGACTTGGCCGCCTGGCTGAACCGGCGGTCCCATCCGGGGACAGCGACGGTAGCGGCCGTCTCGTCGATCTCCAGCCACCCGACGGCCGCCACGGCACGCCAGAAGGCATCGTCACCGCCGCACGTCCTGACAAGGCGTGGCAGCGTCATCCGAGCCACGCCGTCGTGGCAGTGCATCGAGGCCCAGCCCCACAACTGCAGGAGGCGGAATACGACGACCTCGACCGGGTGGCCGGTCTCGTCGATCAGCTCCTGCACCTCCGGTTTGGCCGGCAGGGCGAGGTCGTAGGCGATCCATTCACCGGCCATCCGTGGCCTCCTTTCTATTCCGCCCAGCCGCGTCGAAGCGGCGCCGTGCCTATCACGAGGGCGGCGCGATTTACTTGTCTCGGTACGACCACGGGTCGCACTCGTTGACCCGTGTAAGCATTGCGGTAGGTGCAGATAGCCACCGGTCAATGCACCAGAGCCCTTTCGCCACTGACTTCTCTTGCGTCGCCCAGTCGCAAAAACCTCCAGAACGAACGTCCGCCATCACGTCGCTAAACAACTGCACGCAATCCTTCCTGCGGCCGTCTTTTGCCCCACCGTCAAGGATGTAACGCTGAAAGAAGTCCATTACGGCTGGCCCGTGCTTATGTGCTGCCATCAGAAAACAGCAGACAACTGGGCCGATCATTCGCTTGCTAGCGCCAGCAATTCTGTCGAGCAGGACTATTTCTTCACGAAAAAACGCCACCTTTTCGTACACCGACAACGGTTTGTGTCGCGAATGCTCTACGTAGAACGCGTGGGCCATGCTTACGGCATTACTGAACTTGGCCTTGCGAACGAAATCGCTAACTGGAGTGATTTCGTTTTCCCTCAACGCTCCGAAAAGACGGTCATTCGATCGCTCGCCCTCTTCTTTGCTGTTGAAGTGCCCATATAACCGCTTTGCCTCTTCTATGGAGTCAACGACGTACACTCGAACATCAATAGACTCCGGGGCGGTTTCAGGAGACTGCATCCACTTGAGGGCACGTGTGTGGCCCTCAAGCTTGCATCTGCCAGCCCCCCATTCCGCCATATGGACAAGCGTGTGGGCCGCTTCAAGAGTATTTAGGTGCCTTGCTTTCGCCGCCCTGCACTCTGTGTCTCGTTGCCTTGGATTGTCTGGCACTGAAGCCCACTCTTCAGGCGTCATGGTTGTCATAAAGGTTTCGTGCTGTTGTGTTGCTGCTGTTGACATTCATCGGCTCCTTTACTTCGTCAGTTACATTTACCCGACCTCGCCGCACGTCAACGCGACGCCGGCCTCAACCGATATTCACACTCCCCATACGCCACCTCGCGCCCCGTCTTCTCGATGAGCCCAGCACGCCGCAGCTCGGGCAGCCGCTTGGACACCGCGGCCACCGTGATGCCGGCCCGCTGTGCGATCTCCGTCTGCCCAGCCGGCCCGGCCGCCAAGGCCTCGAGCACCAGGCGACGGTGACCGGCCACCGGCGCACGCTGGGCGGCCTTGTGCGACGTTGGCGGATCCATCCGCCTGGCCGCCGCGAACAGCGGCAGCACGGCCTCGGGCTCGCGGTAGTAGTCGCTCACGCCACCACCTCCGCCGCCTCTCGCAACTTGGCCGCCTGCTCGAGCAGCCTCCGGCCGATCTCCTCGATCTCGCCGGCCATCGAGGCCTCGGCGTCGACGGCACGTGCGTGCCACTGCGGAGAGATCCGGTGCCTGGTCTCGCCGCACTCGACCCACTGACCGCACTCGGACACCCTCCCGGAGTAGGTGCTGACGAACACGCCGTCGCTGGTCACGCGATCCGCACGCCATCCCTTGTAGACCGTCATGCAATGCGTGCTCCGTCTGGTAATGCCTTGCCCATGTACAAGAGCTGCACGACGCCGCCGTGCTGCACGAGTCGGTAGTGGTGCAGCTGCCCGCTCCACGGCATGTCCAGCCTGGCCGGGTACTGCTCGCCACGCCTCGGCGTGTACGGCATCCCGTCCCACGGACCGCCGTAGAACTGGATGGTGCGGTCGTCGTCAAAAAGGGATGTCGTCGGCATCGGCCCGCTCCTGGAACTCCGCATGCGTCTTGGCAGCCGGCGTCCGGGCCGGCGCCCGCTTCGGCTTCGACTCGGCCGGCAGCGGCTTCTGCGGCGACGCATGCCACCGCGTGATCCGCTGGTACTCTGTACCCGTGGCCTGCGCCACCTTGTTCTCGATGTCCACGGTGGCAACTCGCCCGACCAGCGACTGCTCGTCCCAGTCCTCGCCACGCTTTGGTGGCGACACGCCAGCCGACCGGCACACCGCCTCGAGCAGGCCACGCCACCGCAGGTTGACGATGGCCTCGACCGGGTAGTACCCGGACCTGCTCCACGTCACGACGAGCGACGTACCCGTCGGGTTGTCGTCCGCGATCTTGAACTTGAGGTCCTTGATCTCGGCCTTGACGATGTCGCCCGTGTGCCGACCCGTCGGCACCTTCTGCGTGTGCCCGTGGTCCACGGCGGCTCGTGGCTCCTCGTCCCAGTTCCACCACGCGTCAAAATTCATGACTTGATCTCCGGTTCGTGTGCCTGGCCCACCCTCACGCGCAGCGGCTCCAGCAGCTCGCGCACCTGATCCACAGCCTTCGTGCCCGAGATGCGGCGGACGTGCCACCGACGCACCACCTCGGCTACCTGCTGCATCAGCTCCTCCGACTCGGCCCGCTTGGCGGTCCACGGCGGCACGTCATGCCACGCCATCGGTCACCTCCTGCGGCTCGATCGCGTCGTGCCGCTCCTTGACCAGTACTGTCAACGCCTCGCCCTGCTCGGCCGTCAGCTGGCCGTCCGAGAGCAGTGCGTCGATGCGGTCGCCGATCTTGCCGAGCGTCCGCACGCTCTTGGCCTCGGCGATGTACCGCACCACCTGGTCGTACAGCTCGGTGTCGACCGGCCTGGCACCCGTGCCGGTGAACAGCGGGGCCAGAGCCTCGATGGTCATGGGCAGCTCTTCGCCCAGCCCGTACCGGTTCTTGGCGTCGTAGGCCGCAGCACGCTCGGCGTAGACGACGCGGTCCTTGCCGCCGATCGCCTTGCGCTTCCCGTCGCTGCCCTCGATGAGCCGCATGCGGTAGTTGGCGAATAACAATGCGTCCGCCCATTCCTTGACGATCGGGCTGACCTGCTTCGACAGCCGCAGCTCGTACCGGTCGTAGCCGTCCGTCTGGTCTGGCGGGCTCGTCCGTTGCACCTTGGCGTGGGCCACGAGCAGCACGTGCAGGCCGGCGCGGTGCAGGTTGTCGAGGCCCTCGACAAACCGACCCATATGCTCGGCCACGACCGTGTAGCCCTTGCCGAAGCCGTAGTCCTCAATGGACTTCTTGCCGTCCTGCTTGCAGACGAACTCGACTAGCGCCCGCTCCGCCCAGTCGATCGAGTCGATGACGATCGTCTGGTAGCCGTGCTTCTCGACGGCCAGCTCGGCCACCGCGCCCCGCAGGCTCGGCCAGTCCTGGCACGCGACACGGTCGACCTCGAGCTGCTTGGTGCCGTCCTCGGTGTCGAGAAACAGCGGCGTCGGAAACTGCGCCGCCAGCGTCGTCTTACCGATGCCCTCGACGCCGTAGAGCACGCACCGCACCGGTGCAGCCTGCTTGCCTTTCACGATCTTCACTTCACGTCCTCCTCTTGAGTTGGTTCGTCCTCGTCCCACTGATCCATCGCGATCCTGTC